ACGCTGTCCAGTGCGGCAGAGTAGTGCTTGGCGATTTGCTGTTCGGGGGTGATGGTGTTCATGCTGCTGCTTTCAGTGCTGCTACATCAGCTTGGAGTTGGACGATGATGGCTTGCTGCTCTTGAATTGCTGCGGTCAGGGTTGCAACCAAGAAGCTCACGTCAATGCCTTGGTACTGCGGGTTACCTTCAGCATCTACAGCATCTTTGGTTCCGGTGACGCAGTCAGGAACAACAGCTTGCAGTTCATGGGCAATAAAACCCTGACCGTCAGAGCCGTCAGCCTTCCACTTGTAAGTCACAGGCTTCAGCGCAGCCACTGTTGCAAGTGCGCCCATCATTGGATTGACGGCTTCTTTCAGGCGGTAGTCTGAGGATGTGGCATAAGTGGTATTGGTGTTATTGGTGCTAACCAGTCCAACGGTTGTACCAGCAGAATTAATAAACCGCAGCATGTTTCCGCTACCGCTTACAGAAGACTGCAACCCAATCGCTTCTTGACTATCGCCAGCAAATTTAATTCTAAGCAGGTAATTCCCAGCATCAGTGTTGTTGATTCTGAAATAACCGCTATCGTTAAAGAACCCCCGTGGATTCCCATCCCCATCCGACAGCACGATGTAGTTGCTGGCAGTGCGGATGTCGAGGCCAAGCATGTTTCCATCAAAACCACCAATGATGGTGTTCTTGGCGCCCGATGTAACAGCAGCGCCAGCGCCTGTTCCGTAAGCGTAGTTTGTTCCAATGAACGTGTTGCTCAAACCTGTGGTGTTGTAGCCAGCTTGCCAACCAATAAACACGCTTCTGTTTGGAGAACCTGCATATCCTGCATTTTTACCAATACAAATTGCGCGAGTGCCTGTTGTGTTGGAATACCCTGCTGAATCTCCAAGGAAGACGTTTTCAGTTCCCGTTGTGTTTGCATACCCCGCCTGATACCCCACAGCGGTGTTGTTGCTGGCGGTGGTGTTGGCTTGGAGTGCCTGAACCCCCACAGCGGTGTTGTTGCTGGCTGTGGTGTTGGAGTACAGAGCCAACCCCCCCAAAGCAGTGTTGTAGTCCCCAGTGGTAGTTGACCGACCAGCACTAGCGCCTACAAAAGTGTGGTAGGTGTCACCACTTCCGTTAAATGTTGTTCCTGCTTTGTATCCCACGGCGGTGTTGTTTGAGGCGGTGGTGTTGGCTCCTAAAGCATCATCGCCAACAGCCGTGTTTGCATCACCCGTTGTGTTTGCGTCAAGTGCCGCATTGCCTATCGCTGTGTTGTTTGTTCCACCAGCCTGATTCGCCGCCAAGGCACTCGCACCCACCGCAGTGTTGGTAGCCACAGCACCTGCGCCAAGGCCCACTGTGAGTCCTTGGATGGTAGACGCACCCGTCACCGTTAGGGTCGTTGCAATAGTTTCAGCCGCAGTGTTAACCACGCCCGGTGTGTTTATCCCACTTGTGCCGTCGATGATTACTGTCATGGTCAGACTCCTTGGCGTTGTGCCACTTGTGCTTGATATGCCGCAATGACTTCAGGCGTCCATGCAGCCGTAGCGATAGCCACAACGTTGGCAGGTTGACCAGCAAGGTCTTGTGCTGGTGTCAGGCTTGTGCGGTGGTAGGTCTGAGCAATCTGGTCGCCGTCTTTTAGGATGCGTGTAGCCTCGCGGTACAGCACGATGCCGTTCTCGGTGACGGTGATTTGGTCGATGACTTTGGTTTCGGTGAGTGCCATGATTTTTCCTTAAACAAAATAATAGCCAAAAAACGCAAAATTGTTACCTAACGCAGTGTTTGCATTTCCAAAAGGCATATTCGTAGACGACCCGTTTGCAGTTGACCAATAAAACAATCCTGCCGTTGTGCCGCTAGGTGTTACTTGCGCGGCTGCCGGGTTATACGTTGTCCATCCACTTGCTTGCGTTCCTGAAAATCCACCGCCTAAATAAGTTGCAGATGCCGAAAATGGCAAACCACCAATAAAAAGGTTTCCAGAAGCAGACCCCACTGTTATTGACGATGTTCTAATTACACCAGTTACATAAACACAGTTGCCTATTTTTACATACGCAGCCGCATTGTCTGGATGATAAGTAACCGAAGTAAAGTTTGTACCGCCGGTCAGTAATGTTGGACTAAAAGTCCCCTCCTCATAATCATCCAGCGTGTTTGCGTTAGATGATGCTGATTGAGTTGCGGGGAAGGTGATGCCAGCACCAGAAGCCGAAGGAGTTGCGCCGCCTACGCCGATGGTCGTGGTGGCCTGCACAGTAGAGCCGCTGACAGTCAGCGCAGTAGTGCCGTTGGACTGAAGCTGCAAAATCCCAGAGGTGTCAGCAGTCGTTACCGCCCCTGCCGAGGTTGATGCGTTAATAGTAACTGCCATTATTTGGACTCCAGTGCTGTGATGCGGGTTGTCAGGGCTGTGATGATTTTGTGCATAGGTGCTTTCATTAACAGGCCATCAGCACACAAGGCACACAGTAAGAGCCGTCTGCGTAAGTGCAAGTGACATAGGTTGAAGTTACCTTGGCAACAGTCTTAGATCGCACGATGTCATCGCCTTGTGGCTTGGCAGTGCCGTCACCAGCAGACATGAGCAAGTCACCACGGGCAACAGTTGTGCCTTGAGCAATGCGGATAATCATGTCGCCTGTCATCGCCATGTTGATTTCGTCTACATCGTGAGCATCGTCATAAGACCAGTTGACAAACACGCCAGCAACATTTGCATCGCCTTCAACATCAGACACCTTGACCTTGTTTAGCTGCTCGTTGTCAACAGGGTTGCCATCAGCGTCTGTGTAGACGTTCATCTCGTCGAGGTTGGACAACACAGTGCCTTTGACCAGCGACTCGTCTTTGGCTGTGGTGATCTGTGCCCAGCGAGATAAGTGACCACCGTTGTAAGACACAGTTGTGCCTGATACAGAGATACTTCCTTCTGTGCTGTTGTCTTGCCTAAATATAACTAAATCACCATCGGTATTTAGCCTATTTAGCGTAAGCAACAAATCCGATGAAGCAGTAAATTCACCTATACCTAACGAGCCAAGAAGTCGTATGCCTACGGTTGTTGTTGAAGTTGAAGTAGTCCCCACCAGCAAGTTGCCGCTGGAGTCGATGCGGGCGCGTTCTGTGCCGTTTGAGTAGAACAGCGTAACCCCACCCGCACTATCAATACCAATATTGCCGCCGCTTGTGGAGTTCATCAGACGCAGAGATGAACCACCAAGGTCTTGTACTTGGAAGCGACCCGCTGCGGTTTGGACATCTAGCTTGTACGCAGGCGAACTCGTCCCAATCCCCACGTTGCCGCCAAGCGGTTGCAAAAGCAAGTTGTACGCAGTGCTTCCCGCACCCATGTTGCGCGACTGAATATATGTGTCGTAGCTTGAACCGTTTAGCTGCAATCCAACCACAGAACCGACACTATCACCAATAGCAAATACGCCAGAGGCTACTGCATTTGCCAAAGGAGTTGGAGCCGCAATAACTGCATCAGAACGAACATCCAATCTCACACGGGGGCTACTTGTAGCCAGCCCCACATTCCCGCTGGCATCCTTGTAGAACTGACCGGAGCCGATGTTCACCACACCTGTGCTGCCGGTCAATGTGCCGGTGTAGGCGAGGTCAGTGAACGAGGTAGAACCACCGCTCACCGCCATAGTCCCAGATGCGGATGGCAGCGTGACCGTCACAGTCCCCGCAACCGTAGGTGCTGATAGGGTTACAGCCCCTGATGTATCGCCATTTACAACAATTGAACTCATGGTTTTTCCTTTTACGCGATAACCCAGCGTGCGCCGCTGGAAACAGTAACCGATTGACCACTCGCAACTGTCATGGGCCCAGCGCTCATGGCGCTGCTGCCAGTGGGCACGGTGTAACTCACAGCAACCGTCTGGCTGTTCACAAAGATGCCGTTGGAGGCGATCATCTGCGATGCCTGCAAGTCACCTGTAGAGGGCTTGTACAAGAACTTGGCGTTGCTGGTGTACAGCGTCGAGGCCGTACCCGTTGTGGCCGAAGCAGACAACGGATAAATGTTCGTCGCAGTCGAGGTGTCATTGCTCAGTGCAGCGCCGCCCACAGAGGCCCATACGGTGCCGTTGTAGCCTTCAAACTCAGCCGTGGTAGTGTTGAACCGCAACATGCCACTGACAGCCGTTGGTCTGTCCCCGGTAGCACCCTTACTGATAAGGAGCGCACCCGTGGAAGTAAAGCTGGAATTAGCCGATGCAGTAAGAGTAGTGAAATTCCCGGTTGCAGCAGTCGTTGCACCCACGGTGCCGTTGATGTTGATGGAAGCCGTGCCAGTTAGATTGGTCACTGTCCCGCTTGATGGCGTACCCAGAACACCACCATTGACTACGGGAGCACCAGCAGTGCCAACATTGACAGCAAGAGCAGTAGCTACCCCTGTTCCCAAACCGGATACACCAGTGGAAATGGGCAAGCCCGTACCATTTGTCAAAGTAACAGATTGTGGCGTGCCCAGTATCGGAGTGACCAGCGTAGGGCTTGTGGCAAATACGTTTGCACCCGTGCCAGTCTCATCGGTAAGGGCTGTTAGTAACTGCAAAGAGGTGAATGAGCCCAAAGAGGTGGCATTGCCTACTGAAGTGACTGCGCCAGTCAAGTTAGCGTTTGTAGTGACATTTCCGGCTGTTAAGCCTGAAGCCGTTCCTGTAATATTTGTTCCAACCAGCGCAGTTGGAGTGCCAAGCGCTGGGGTTACCAAGGTAGGGCTTGTGGACATCACCACATTGCCCGTGCCTGTGATGGCATTGGACACAAGCACCTTGGACGCATTGGTAAACACTGCCTGAGAAGCCGTCAAAGCCGTCAACACAGGAGCAGCGGTTACCGATACAACTCCCGTGGAATCAGCAATCTGCATTGCCGCAGTACCATCCTTGGCCTTGATGTTGGTGACTTCAATATTAGTCAGGTCGAGGGTCGTAGCATTGATTGAACCGGCATCCAAGGATGTAAAGTAGGTGACCGCATCAACAACATCCGTGCCGTTGACCTGCAGTGCCATGACCTTGCCGTTGGGCACAGAAATGCCCGTTCCAGCAGAAGTCTTCAGCGTAATTGCAAAGCCGCCCGTGGTGCTGTTTTTAATGAAATACAGCTTGGAATTCGTAGGGCAAATGACGTTGCGGGCAGCGGACAAGGTACCCGTAACCGTGAGGAACATCTGACGAGCTTCGTCCGCTGCACCATTGACAGAGGTCAGCGTATAGTTGGCGTCGGTCATAACAACCGCGGCCGCTCCTGCAATGGAGGAATCCAGCAGCGAGGTGATACCCGCATTGACCGTATCGCCCCATGTTCCAGTCAACTCTCCTGTGACGGGAAGCGTCAATCGAAGGTTCGAGGTATATGAACTAGGCATCTTGATACGTCCTTACGGGAGAACCGGAGACCACCCCGGTAGTTGTTCATCGTCAATATTTGACCACGCCGGAGCACCAGCCGTAGTCACATTTTGCCAGTTTGCAGACTGGCTGTCATCTATTTGTGACCATGTTGTCGCACTCGACGAAATTCCCTGCCAGTTTGGATCCTGATCATCTGGAATCGGATTCCACAAAAACTGAGCAATGAATTGGTCTGCAGCAATGATTCCCTCTGAAACGCTGGCCAGCCACACTGCGGTGACCAAGATCGTGTCCAGCGCTTGTGCCGTCTCTGCGACCCGGAGGTCAAAGATTTGCGTAGCGGAGGAAGCAGCGGAGGAAATTGCTGATTCGCTGATTGATCCAGATACTATCAGACTTGAGGCCGGTGCATCCAGCGCAGTTGCTGTTTCTACTGCAGACCCAAAATAGACAAAGCTCGAGTCAAGCGCGTCGGACCCTGTTGCCAGATCAGACAAGGCAGCCTCAAAGACCTGAGACACCGCAGTCAGATCAGAAGCCTGAATCGACTCCGCCACAGTGATCTCAAAGATCTGCTGAGATGCCGTAGTGTCGGACGCGATAACCCGCTCAGAAACGCTTACCCCGTAGATGCCAGTATTCGACGGGCTGTCCTGTCCAACGCAAGAATCATTGACGAAAGCAGGCATGACCTGCAGGGAGGAGATAGCGTCGGACGCTATTGCTGAATCACTGGCGGAACTTACAAAGGTACTGCCTGCAACAGAGTCGGAATCAAGTGCTACAGCGGAATCAGACAAAGATCGGCCATAGACCGACATGCCCCATGCGGCCTCCGACCAATACCCTGATCCCCATCCGCCTTCGGCCACGGCTTATGCCGAGGCCAACTGGCCTTCTGTGAACCAGCGCTGCTGTTCCTGACCCTCGGCATCTGTCCAGCCCATGAGGTAGGAAATTGTGCCTTCTTCGTCCATGCGCAAAGCAAGAACAGGGCCGGTTGGAACAACCGCCACCAGCTTGACCACATCGCCTTTTTTAAACATTGCCATGATTGATCCTTATGCAGCGTCGAGGCTGAATGTGTAGGTGACATTGAGCGTGTCACCCGAGGCTACCGTGCGGTCACCCGGGGAAGCAAAATCAGAGGCTGAGAACAGCACACCAGTCGTTCCGCTCTTGGTGTTGTTGCTGATCAAAAACGCACCGCCAACCGTAGCCGTGGCATTGATGTTGAACGCAGCAGGGGAAGCCGAATTCGTGGCCACAGAAGGGTCAGCCGTAGTGGGCGTACCAAATGTGCAAGCAGGGCGTGTTGCGTTGCTGTAGGGCACGATTTCTGTGAAGCCCGCATGCGTAGCGGCCGTATCGCCTGCAACCGGGTTGTTGCTGGCAGCAGCACCATACAGACCCAGAAACCATGTGGCGGTGTAAGTCGTACCTGTGAAGTACTTGGCGTTCATGTCCTGCAGGCCTTCATTGACCACCAGATTGCGTGAATCAGCAGCCCACTTGACTTTGCCATCCGCACCTACGCACTCAATGGTGTACACGCCGCCTGCGGCAGCCGCACCGTCCGTGCCTACGGCTCGGGAAAGAACAACGGCTACTGTGTCGCCGGCCTTGGATTTTTCGATATTTTTGTGCATATATTGCCTCTGGGAAATTGTTAGCCGACGGGGAGTTTTACTTGACCATTACGGTAAGCATCGCCGCGCTGCTTACCGTCGCCCAAATTCTTGAGAAGCGTCAGCGCCTGCATATACATGTCTTGGTATATCTTGACCAAGTCAGGCTCACCCTTCATGAAACGAATCGCTTCGACCAAAGCACCATTGAGCAGAGCTGAGTCAAAATTGTCGCCAAGCCAAGTGGTACCCGCAGTCACCAAGGACTCGGGGTAGTAGTAATAGTGCAGCTCTGCCCCATACGCCGCATTTGGAGTTGGGCCAAGCAAAAAAGTCAGCTCTGTCGAATCATCTGTCACCGGACCAAAGATGGCGTAATACTTCGGAATCGAAGTCGTTGTTGGGTTGGGATAGGTTTCCCGGATGAAGTTGACATCCTTGTTCAATAGGTACGTGTAGTTGCCACTGGCATCAATCACCGCCAAAGAATAAGTAGACAGGAAGTCCCCCGGGCATGCAAGGTACTTGTTACCGGAAGAGGTGGTGCCGGTGACATTCTTACGCAGGTTGGCCAGCTGGACCGTGTTGTAGATCTTTTGCTCGGCCTGCTCCGTGAACATGGCGAGCTGATCTGCCGTGAACGTGTTCTCGCAGATGTCTTGAATGTTGACGCAAAGATCAGCGTAATTCATTTTCGCCTCGTTTTTAGGAGATGCGGATAGCCGCGCTCTCTGGTGTATCTGGCGGGAGAACCACATTCAATGTCTGAGCAACCGTGGTCTGATCCGTGCCAAAATTAATCACAGCAATGGATTTATTCGACTTGCTTGAATTGTAAATCAGGGCCCCACGTGCCGTCAAAGATGATCCCGGCCATGCTGGATTGTCAAAAGAAGCGAACCCCGTCTGCTGGCCAGAGTCCACAGTCACGTTTAAGAGGATTTCTCCGCCAGCTGTGTACCCAGTACCCGAAGACTCGCCAGAGGTCGTGTAGACCGTTGTATCGGGTCCCAGATCGGCTGCAGAGGTGTACAGAGCCATCTTCAGGACATCCGTGTCCAGATCATGCACGCCGAGCAGGATTTCTTTTTTAAAACTTGTGGTCAGGCCAGAGGTGATCATGTGATGCTCACAGTAAAGGTTCCAAGCATACCGCCTGCAGTCAATAGTCTGGCTGCAGGCATGGGCTGCATGCCAATCGATGCAAACGGGACATCCCCCGTCATTCCAATGTAGATGGTTACTGCCAAACGGGTTTCTGGCCTTGGCTCATAAACAGCAATCGGCTCATTAATCGAGCGTTTGGGCTCGAGCTGCGGATGCTTTGGCTCGTAACACTCCGGGCAGACCTTAAAGCCTGTCCACTCCTTCTTGAGGATGTTGAGCGGGTACTGGAATCCGCACTGGTCACATATGGCCAGTGAGAATTTGCCAGAAGCGTAGCCCGCCATAGCGGATCAGTAGCCCACGTTGGGCGTTAGGAATACGCTGGCCGTATCGCGGTCTTCCATGGCTGCACGGGCAAATTCCTCCTCATACAGCTGCTTGAGCAGAGGAACGCGCTCCGGCATCTTCTTCAGGGCTAGATAGTACGCAAGGCCGGCTACCAAGCACGGTAGGAAGCGAAAGACAATCTCGGCTGTGTTCGTGTACGCGCCCGCGTCCTGAATGCGCCGCATGGTGTAGTACTGGAACGTGTACGTCTGCGTGGTATCAGGAGCAGGATAAACAAACAGCACTGGCGTTGCCGTGCGCTGCACGTAGTATTGGGCGGGGCGGGCAGTCACCAGCTTATTCGGCAGATGCAGGTACTCGTTCTGACTGATGCGATCAATCGTGATGTCCTGCTGCGTTTGGCCAGAGCCAGTACGGATAACCGCGGACAGGACATTGATGGTGTCTGCCGGAAGGTTGTATTGCGCCTGACCGGGGATCATGGTCAGGGAATCCTGCTCAATGGTCCACAGGTTCAAGCCACGATTGGCCCACTCGGCAAACAACAGGTTTAAAGACCGGCGAGCGGTCTTCATGTCATAGCCAGTGCGTGACTCCAGACCACAACGCTCGTATGCCTCCTCGATGAGATCATCGAACTCAAGGTTAAAAGTTGCTGTGCCTGAAGTTGCCATGTTTATTTCATTTTCGAGCGGCGCAGACGAGACATACCCGAGCTGCTAGGAGCACCGGATCCGGGACCGCCACTGGCAAAACCCTTGACAGGCTTCTGCTTTTCCTTGGGCACCGGAGTTTCTTTGATCAATTTGCCAATGTCCGGATCCCGGCGGGAAGGAGTGACTGCGTCACCGACACGATTGACCGTGCCGCCACCGCCAAGGCGACCAGCCTTCTTGTCTTCCTTGACCATTTTCTTGCCAACGGAAGGCGCAATACCGACCTTCTTGGCAAATTTTGGGCTGTTTGCAACAGCAAGCATTAGCTTCTGTTGTTTTTTGGATGTAGTTGGCATCAGTTATTGCTCCTATTACCCATAGAAAGACTGTCTATCTTACGTTCCAGCCGGTCAAAACGATCCATCAACTGCTGCATATCCGCCCTGAACTCAGTGCGGGTGATGTGATCGCGGGCAACCTCTTCCCGCGTCCTGTTTAACAGGATGCCTAGTCGATCTATCTCTGTAAATTTCCCTTTAAGGAGAAACAAGGTAAGGCCCACCAATGCAGAAAGAATGATGTTCCATATCATCATTTCCATGATTTGTCACTTTAAATTAGGTGAGCCGAAGCTCACCTATTGTTAGAAATTAACGAATCAGGGTCTTTTTGCCACGGGCCAGACCGTTACCACGGCACTGAACCGAGCCGCCGGAAGCGTACTGAATGGCTGTGCCGCCACCCATTTTCTTCATTGGCTTGGCATCCATACTCAGCATGTCGTCGCCGGCCTTGCCCTTTTTAGTGGACTTGGCGTATTTCATGCCCTTGTTCATGTTCATGTCTTTCATGATTGGATCCTTTAAGCGTAGAAAAATGTTGCTGCAGTCACATCAGTCAAATCTGCGTACGAGCTGGTCGTGCAAAGCAGGCCGTCTTCCGGCAAGTGCAGATAAACAGAGCTTCCCGCTGCGATGTCGATAACGGCCACTGTCGTGCCTCCTGAGCCACCATCTTTGATGGTGACAGAACCTACACCAGCCGCGGGGACAATGTAGATACCTTTGACACGTGTACGGCCACCGAAAATTGTTCCATCGACAGCCAGTCGTGTGCTTTTAACGTCGCTAAGAAATGCCATGTTGCTGCTCCGGTTCTGGGGCGTCTAGCCTGTTAATCAGCATCTTGTATGCTTGGACCGTGGCCTGAGCCTGAGTCAAAAAGATTTGAGCTTTCTGTGCTTCAGTCTCAAGGTCACGAATCTCAGTCTCCAAGAATTCCTTGGTGATCTGCATATTAAGCTGCGCTAGAACACATGATGAAATAAGGCGTACCGTCTGATGCCACAACTCTCAAAGTCTTAGCAATAGTAGCGGTGCTTGTTACAAACAAGGCCGCAGGGATATTAAACAAGTTAGGGACAGTGCCTGTACCGCTGTTTGTAAAGCGGATGAACGAGGTGTTAGTCCAAGTACCGCCAGAAGCAAAGTTGGAGTCAGCCTGAATAGCTGCCAATGTGCCGCCGGGGTTCGTAGATGTACCGCCCAGAGTAGCGCGAAGAGCGTTACCTGCGCCGGATATAGTGCCCGAACCGTTGACGCTCAGGCTAACGTGAGCACCATTGATCGTGCCGCCCGTAGCGCCACCAACACCTGTGACTTGAGTCAGGGCACGGAGGGTCTCGCCGGAACCGGTAGATGTAAAGGCCAAGCGGCTGTACGACAAGCGGGTATCGCCAGTAGTGGCTGAAGTCGTAGCGTAAGACTCGGATATGTTGCCAGCAGCTGTTTCTACGATAGGGCTAGTGGCGGTGCCAACAACAAAGCCGTTAAGAGAAGAGACTGGGCCGGAGAATGTGGTCAATGCCATGATTGGTTCCTTACATGCAAGTTAGGCGTATCAGTCTGCATGTCGTCAGCCGGGACTGTCTGATACACCGGAAGGCCCGGGATGGGTTGAATATACGCTTTTTCCAGCGGGTGTCAACCGGTTTAACACTTCCAACGCTTAAGCGATGCCGCCTTTCGCGTGGGCTGTCCTTTTTCGTCCTTCATGGGCCCGGGCATGCCAGACATTCGGGCGCAAAACGAGTCTTTGCGTGCCCCGCCTTTGGGCTGGGGAGCTTTCAGATTACTGCCGGTGGCGGCGTTGTACTTGGCACGGCCCTTGGCCGTCAAACCAGCGCCCTTGGACACCGGTAGTTTCTCACCGCGACCCACACTCAGTGAGGGACCTTTTTTCTTGGCCATTTCATACCCTTTCGAGAATTCATCGACTATACAGCAGGGACAAAAGAAAAGGGGCCCGAAGGCCCCTTTTGCTTCTGCCCGAAGGCAGCGGTTATGCCGAACCGACGGAGCCGTAAATGCCGCGTGGATCGCTCCAGCCGAAGCTGTAACGCTCACGTGCTTTGTAGCGCACGTTGCCCGTGTCAAAGTCGCCTTCGAAAGCGGTTTTGATTGGCGAACGGTTGAACATTTTCAGACCGTTAGGAGCGTCGGTCATGAGGAACCAAGCATCCGTGTCGGTCAGGAAATGGTTGACGGCGTAGCCTTCTGGCACCATGCCCATCGATTTGATGGCGTTGATGTCATTGTCAGCAGTAGCCGTACGCAGAGTGGTCTTCATCAGGCGCTCTGCAGTGAACTGCAGTTCCTTAGGAATAACCAGCTTGCGTGCTTGCACAGCAACCTTGAGGCCACGCTCGTCCAGAAAACCGGCGATGTCGATAATGCCTTGTTCGAGGGAAGTCTCGTTCAAGTCAGCAGCGACAGCTGGGGTATTGCTGAAGTTAGGACCCATAGCAGTTGGGTGTGCAGTGTTGCACAGGGACACGCCGTCGCCGCCGTTATAGGCACCAGTGGTGTTGAACGCATTGTTCAGCACAGAGGCAGCTTTAACTTGCTTGGTGTGGGCCATCGAACGGGCCAAGGCTTTCGTGTAACGAGCCGACAAGCGGTCATACAGGTTGTCCTCGATAGCCTCTTCGGTCAGTGCAAATGCCATGGCCACGGTTTCGTGGCTGTAGCGAGCAGTGAACGATTCCTGAGCGGTGTCATAAGACACGCCAGCGCCCTCATTTTTGGTTGGGGCTGCGCCGAAACCGGTGAGCATCACCTCTTCTTCAAACGCACGGTCCGAAGATTCTTCAGAGAAGATCTCGCGGTGTTCGTTTTCGTAGCGGTTGTACTCCATGCCGAACAGTGCGTTCAGGCCGGGCTCGAGTTCTTTAACCAGTTGGGAACGTGAAATTGCCATGATTAAGCTCCTTGACCTGCAACGCCGGCGCTACCGTAGGCGTGTTCGTTGACTTTAACAACAACCACAGCATAGTCACCGAAAGCATTGTCTGGCGATGAATACAGCGCGACAATTTTCAGATTCAATGCGGCAGTGTTGGCGATTGTGGACGAATCCAGCGTGCCAGCGGAAATGCCGTTGACAGTGCTGCCAGTGGTGGAAGCAGTGATGTCAGCGTTTTTGCCGATGTCAGCTTGAACGATGTCTTCGTCAGCTTGGATCAAGAACAACTGGGCGGGATCATCCAGCACTTCGGCAACGATGCTGCCAGAGGTGATGTTGACACTACCGGGGTAGTAGTTCTTCCAAGTGGGCTTGCCCGACGTAGGATCGATGTAGCTGCAGCCATTGAAGACGCCGACGGCGGCTGTATGGGTAGCGGGTGCGAATTTGACGAGGTAACCATCATAGACGGTGACCAAGTCGCCTTGGTAAATTGCTCCGGACTGGTTATCGTTAATCGTGTAGCCATACTGCTTTTGGGCACCAGTAGCTGACAGATTGCCGATAGGGCGCAGACCAAAAGGCTTGTTTGTGTTTGCCATTTGTAGCTCCTAAAAAGTTAAGCAACCGAATTAACGGTTGCCAAAGGTGGTTTTAGAACTCCTCTCGGGGTTCTGGATACGCATCGAAGAGTGAGCGTTTTCGCGCATCATCTCATTGTCTACAGCTTCAAGTTGTTCCCGTGCCTTACGGCGGAAGTGGGCATCACGCTCTTGAGCAGTTTCGATTGGAATGCGGGCAAGCATTAAGCCGCCTACAGACACAACACCCGCATGGCGACCTTCATCGAGTGAAGGAAGCATGTTGCGGTACTCTTCAGGCAATTCATCAGCTCGGACCAGTTCATAGCCCTCACGAAGTCTGCCGTAGACGTGCTGCTTGTCTTCAAAACCGTTGATCTCAGAACGGATCCACCGGTGCTTATAGCCTTCGGGGGCGGGAGGAGCATCCAAACGTGATGGCGGTGCCCATGGCTTGCGACGAACTTCCTTTTCGCGTGAAACGCGGGGAGATTTATCGATGGTAAGGGTTGTGTTGCTCATGGTCATTCCTTCACGTATTTCGCATATTCCTCAAGAGGAACATTCAACTTCTTGGCAATAGCAATCTGACTCGGCGATAACCGAACAGTACGGCGCACACTACTCACACCCGAACTACGGGAAGCAGGAGCAACGGCGGGTGCGAAACGCTGTTGTCTGTTTTGTTGCGGAGTTTCCTCCGTAAATCGTTTTGGCAGCTCTGATCGGAGCCGACTATCAAGCTCAGTATAGTATTCATCTGAGTTTGGGTCAACGCCCTCTTGTTCTACAAGAGTTTGATGAATACCCCAAGCAGCATATGTCATCACACGATCTTGGCCAAACCAAGGATTACGAGCAGCCCAACTCTCTGCTTTGGGGCTCGGTGGAGCCTTCTGCGGAGCTTGTTGAGGAGCTACCTGCTGGACAGGCTCCTGATAGTTTTTGATCTGTTCCTGTTGCGACTGCAGCATGCCCGCGACCTGACGCTGATCGATACCCAGAGCGGAAAGACGCTCTTGGGCTTCGGACTCAGTATCAAAATCGCCTTCTTCACGTGCTTTGCGGATGATTGCACGCAACTGAGCTTGCTGGCCTTCCATGCGGGCTTTGGCCTCGTTCAAGCGGCCGTAGTCGGTGTGTACGAGCTTCTGCTGAAGATGATCGGCTTGGTTCTTCAGGCCACGGGCATATTCCAAGGCTGCCTGCTCACGGCGCTCGGACTCGCGCATGCGGGCGGTGAGCTTGGAGATACGCTTTTGAACCGCATCGCTGACAGAGTCAAGCTCTGAGCGCTGAGATTCCTGTTCCGGGGCAGCTGCTTGAGCCGATTCAGGAGTTTCCTCGGGGACTTCGGATTCAATAGAAACGTCAGTTTCTACCTCGCCTTCGCCAAGGTTGAATTCAAGTTGAGAGTCTGGGGTAGTTTTCATTTATTGCCTTACATATGCAGGATGTCTTCGGGATCCTGAACCGTGGCCAAGATTTCGTCATCATTGAGAATCCGAATCTCTCCGCCATCGATATTCATGCGTGCGCCAGCATAGCGACCAAAAATGATCCAGTCGCCCTTCTTGCACCAAGCGCCGTTCGGGAATTTGCCCGTGTCGGCGTAGGCCAGAGGACCGACTTCCAGCACATAGCCGCAGGTAGTGGTCAATTGCTCGCGCTGAATGGTCTGGTCAGACAGGACAATGCCACCCTTGGTCTTGTTTGCGCCGCGGTACGGCAAAATCACAACACGCCAGCCGGTGGGCTTCGGGATGCGATTTAAAACGCTCTCATTAAGGTCTTCGACCTTGAGTTCGCCGTCTTTTGTGTATGCATCGGAGAGTTCCGGCTGCTTTGCAGCAGCTTCCTCTTCCCAACGCTTCTCCAGAGCTGTTTTCTCCATCATCGCGCCTCTTAGTCTTCAGGGTTTTTCTTTAAAAGATCCAAAATCAGATCTTCCACGAATTTGTAGCCCTCAAGACGGCCCATCAGCTGCCCATACTGCTCCATGCTCTTGACACGGTTACTCAAGACGAGTTCTTCCGTGTCCCGACGCAGTTTGCGGAGTTCTTTGAGCAGACTTTCTGAGAATTGAAGCATTGATATTCCAATGAAGCGGACAGTACGGGCCCTGTCCGAAGGCTACACCCCTATTATGCACAAATTTACGCGATCTTTGTCTTCTTCATAGCATCTTTGCGAAGAACAAAGTATGGTTTGTTGACCTGAACACCGGGAACTGTCTTCTTTTTCCCAACCTTGACTGGTTTCTCAACTGTTTTCATAGATTTACTGGAAGTTGCCATTTGGAGCTTTCGGTTGGTTGAGTTTTAAGAGAGCGATTTGATCGCGTGTGGCAGCAATATTCTGCTGCGCTGCCAGTTTGGCCTGATCGTTGGCCACATCGTTCTGTTCGCGCTGCTGATCGAGCTGCAGGGACGCTTGATCCGTAGCAGCCTTGGCCTTATCGCGTTCGGCGGACTGTGCCAATTCCTGCTTCTTGAGTTCCACGATGGGATCGGGCTGCTCTTGGCCAGCGCCGGAGAGCTGCTCCTGCATTGCCTTGACTTCTTGGAAGAACTCAGCGACTTTGAGTGCCACTGCGGCTTCGCGCTGCAGGGAAGACACCATGCGATCAGGGTCCGTGCCGTACTGGCGGAACAAATCGGCTTCCACAGTCTCTTCGGCCTTGAGTCGAATGTGATCAAAGATGTGTTTTTGCAGGGACATAGCCACTTGAGGCATCGATCCCACCAGCGGAGACAGGCCAAACATGATGTGCGTCATGATGTGGGCATCGTGCTGCTGACCAGCAAAAGCTTTCAGTGGCGAGCCATCCAGCGCCTGCGAGTTCTCACTGGCTGGGTCCTTCGGCTTGTCGATGTTCTGGCTGTTCAGGATGGAATCGATATCGCGCACCCCAATGGCCTCATACATGCGGCGGTAGGACTCATACATGTTGTGCATCTGCGGAGCGCTCTGCGCCAGTTGCAGCTGCGTCTGGGCCATGGTGATGCGCTGGGCCACCGAGAAGATGTTGGGGTCAGACACAGGCAACACATCGATGCGGGAATCGAAGTCTGTGGCCTTGATCGAGCGCGACTCGCCCGGCACATCGTACGGGTACTCGTCAGGCAGGTACTCAGCAAAACCCTTGGCCAGCAGTTTGAACTCCAAGCCCTGCGAATAGTGCAAGCGCTTGTGGATCGCGGACATGACCGCAGAGCCTTTTTCCAGCAGTGCAATCGTGGTGCCCACAGCAGCGTTTTGGTTGCTGTCGCCAACTTGCATGTCGGTGATCGAGGCCATACGCCGGCCAGCATCCACGCACGCGCCCAGAAGCGCGAACAGCGTCTGGCTTGGCTCCTTGTACGGCAGTGGCAGCAGGGATCCGGAGATCTCAGCGCCGCCCACATCGATGTCGCGCCACTCACCCGGCTGGATCGACACGTCGTCGTTCATGATCCGAGCGCCCTTGGCCTTGAAGCCTGCTGGGAGATTGCTTAGGGTACCGGCATCAACCAGTTGACGCAATGCAGCAGACGCAGTCTTCGTCAGGCCACCAACAAGGTGCAGGAAGCCCAGACCGTATGCGCCCATGCCTTGGACCAGCAGGTAGTGGATGTAGTATTCGCAGCGCTTCTTCCCCTCGTCGCCCGATTTCCAGTTGCGGCGAACGCCAACAACCTTGCTGGAGACTTCATCCAAAGTGATGATGTACGGCAGTTTGATGCCGGTGGGCTCGCCAGTGTCATCAGTGTCCTCAAAGCCCGGCAGGTCGTAGTCGATCTGGAACTCGAGCAGCGAGATCTCGTCTTCTTCACCGCTTGGTGTGATGCCGACGACCTTGTCCCGCGCTTCTTGGATCTGGCTGGTAGTGGTGTCGCGCTCGGACTCTGCCATGTCCAAGTAGCGGCCAGCGTAAACGGATTTGCGGTACGCATTCATCGACATCGGAATGCGGTGCGTGATGCGCTCGCACTTGGTCATGACCGACGAGCCGTTGTACGGGATGTACAGGTTGTCAGGCAGCACCAAGGCGCTGGTCATGCGGCCAAGGTTCTCGTCGAAGTAAACCTTCTTGAACGCCGAGCCGCCGTAGCCAACATAGAACAGCAACTGGTCAAAGTCAGGGGTGTATTCCTCCATGACGCCAGTGATCTGGTAGTTCATGAAGTCCTTGACCCGAGTAGCCTGCATCAGGCGCTCTCGCGTCTCCTTGCCCAGCACCTGAGTGCGGACAGGGCCACCGGCCGGCATCAATTCCTTGAGTGCTTGCGACTGAAACTGGATGATGCTTTCTGACAGCAGAGGATGCTGCACGCCGCACGCGCCCTTGAACGGACGGGTGCGCTCTTCCAGAGAAAAACCCAACAGCTCCATGCCCTTGCTGTACTGGTCTTCCCAGTCCTTGCGAGACGCCTTGTCAGCCTCAAACAGGGTCATCAAGGTATCGGAGATTTCGCTCAGGATACTGTCATCAAGGACCTCGGCCAAGTTGGCGTCGTAGGGCACATCATCTTGCTCTTCATCGCCAAAGCTGACGATCACGCCACCCTCAGGATCGATCTCGATCTCAACGTCCTCCGACATTGGGGACTCGACTTCAATGTCGATCTCGCCCTGCGGTAGGTCGTCTGCGGTGGTGGCTCGTTCTATTGGCATGTGGGATCCTTACAGGTATTTGCGCGTAGCTGTGGATTGTCGCTCAATCATGCCGCCCGTGGCACGTTGTTGAGGGGTAAGAACATTTCCAAGGGCCCGGCGAAGAAGGTCAGCAACATCGTCTTCATTGCCTGTTGTGTATTGTGATCCATTGTTCAGCCTGATTGCTTCGCTTCTGACCGCGTCCAAGCCCGCTCTTTCAGAGCCAAATGCTTTTTCCAACGGCAATCTAACCCCATACCCTACGCCCATGGTCAGCAAATCCATTGGGTTTTTAGGCAGCTGTGTCATGCCCAGATTTGATAACTGGTCTACAAACTTAAGGCCACCATATGCATTATCCAGCTTTTGAACATATTCCTGAATTGCAGGCAGGCCGGGATAATCTTTAAAGTCTGTTGTATTCCCCGCTGTTTTTATTTCAGTAATTGAACGGCCCGTAATACGTCCATCCTTAATTATTGACTCTACGGCAACCTGAGCAATGGGTCGGGCCTGTTTGCCCTGACCAGTAACAATTACATGTAGCTGGCTGTCTCCGCTGGCATAAGACTCGGCATTTGGTCCATACCTTGTACACCAGCCACCGTCGCATCCTACGTCCGTAACCAGTTTCTTAAACTCAGGGTTTCTTCTTATGTCAGGCAGCGCAACACCTAGAAATTTTCCTTCTTGCAGGGATTGCCTTCTAAATGTTGGATCATTGCGCAAGGCCGTGGTGGCCATGCCCTGTCTGGTTTCGTCTTGCCACCTTGTATATCGAGCCACTCGGTTAGAAGCGCCCGCAACATTTAGCTTTGCCAGCGTGTCGTCTGGGAGCAGTAGCTCGTCTGGTACCTTAACCTTAGGTTGGTTATATGCCGAAAATGCTGGCCCTGCTGCACGAATCTCCAACATTTTGTCCCGCAATTGGTTTAGCTGCAAATTGTCCACTATGCCGGGAGCAAAATCAGTTACTCGCGCCTCTGGATCAGTCTGAACAAGACTGCGCATGCTTGGGGGAATCCTGTTGGTTGATAAAACATCTACGGGATCCATGTAGGCGGAAAGATCTGTCAAGTCTTCTACCCGTTTGCCATATTCTGTTTTTGCAACAGATCCAAGGGCCTCTGCTCCCCGCTTCTCTGCCTCACGTGCTTCTGCTCCCCGCGTCTGCTTTACCTGTCTCTGCTTGCGCCCTAAAAAAGCCTGAAGATTTTGATCTTCGGCCGAATCAGAGAATTTCTTAGGTACAAAATGCAGCAGCTTATTGTCATCTGCTGCCATAACCAACTGATCTTTAGTGGTTGCAAAATCCGTGCGTAAATAACGAGGCAGGGCCTTTGAGAACCAGCTGTTTAATGGCTGGTCCGGTGTGGTAGCCAATGTCTTAGCAAGGGATTCTGCCTCATCAATGGGAGGGCTGAATTTGTCAAATTCTTTGGTGCCTTGTACCGCCCTGCTGTCGTATATCTCTACATCAGGGTTTTTTGCCTCAAACGCTGCCCTTTCGTCGGCAGACATTGACATCAAAAAATCATCAGATGTATTTGGGGACCTAGGAGCAATCGCCACTGGTACGCCCCGTTGGCGGACCGCGTAACTTGCGCCGGGGACCGCCAATTGTTGGTTGTACTGTTGGAAATCTTGAGCGGCAGCTGACAGGGCTTTTCCCGTGGCTGCTGCTCCGCGGGCCGCGGCCCGTGGGACGCTGGCCGGATTGACCACGGAAGAACCAATATCCCCCACGTCATAGAAACCACGCAATGTTGGATCTGTTGGCGGAGCAGGGCGGATACCGAGTTCCGTTGCTTTCCTTTTAATAAACTCGCTGGTTCCGACTTGGCCGGCCGGGGCTTGACCTGTCAGAGCCTGACGGGCCAGCATGGCCAGATCCATCGGAGCGCCAAGGAGGTTGTACGGCATCTCAGAAATGCCCCGGGCAGCCGCGGTGTACGCTTCGCCCGAGCGAAGGGCCCCGCTGATCGGGCCTTCCTTGCGGCCAATACCTGAACTCGGAGTGATAAACGCCGGCCGGCTGGCTGCCTCGATCTCTTCCTGCGTTACCTCGCCGCCTTCAGCCATCTTCACGGGGGCTGGATCTTGGAACGGGGACTCGTAGCCCAGATCCAGCTTGGCCAGAGCCTTGGCGGCTGTGGGCTCGGAGCCAGCAGCCAAGAACTTCTCGGCTTCCGTAGGTTCCTCCGGATCCTTGTCTTCCTTTTCATCGGTATCCCCCAGCATCGACACAGCCAACGCCGCCTGATAACTCGGGCCATAAGCCGCGGTCCGCGATACAACATTCGCCGCTGCTGGCGCTTGGGCCGAGATCCCCGAGTCAATCGCCTTGTTCATCTCCAAAGTAGCACGGTCCGGCGTTGCTGGAGCAGGGGCCTTGGCCTGCTGAGTGTCCTTGGTCAGCATCTTGTCAATCTTGGACACGTAGTTCCGGGTCTCCTCGGGAATCTTGCTTGCAGGAGCGCCAGCCTTGAGCCAGTTGTCCACATTGCCCGGGCCCCAGTTGTAAGCCATCAGGGCGGTATCCCTGTCCGGATACCGATTGATCATCGCAGCCAAGTAATCCCGACCCACCCGAGCCCGCTCATCAGGGGACTTGTCCTTTGCAGGGGTTACACCAAAGCCGGGGGACAAGTTGGTCTTGTCCAAAACCTGCATCTCACCCTTGGCACCCTTCTTTGAAGTGAGCAACCGATTTTTTTCATCGTAACGCTTGCCACGGCTCTCCGCTTGCATCACTGCGTTCAGGAGTTCAGGGGAAAGTTCTTGGGCCATGGTTCGAGGTCCTCGGTAGGGGCTTGTATACCCCCAATTCTATCGGGATGTCAATAATATTCAACAGGTTCCGTACTCGGCTCGTCTTCCTCATCATCATCGTCCGCCAACGACAGGAAGTTGCCCTGCCTGAAGCGGCTCCAAGCCATGACCGTGGAGTCCACTTGGTCGTCATAGGATCCAACAGGAAATGACGCGCATTCCTCAACAAGCTCCTCGGCCCACTCTTCATTCTCCGGGTACCAAATCATCCCGGATTCCAACAGCGGTGCAACAGCATTGGCCCGACTAACCTTATCCTGCCCTGATCGCCTGCCGCCCGGTGAGTACATCGTCACAGGGATCCCGATCTTTCGGAGTTCCTGCTGCAGCGGCGTTCCAGTGGCCTTGGCCTCAATCAAAACATTGTCAGGGTTCCAGTACTGGTACTCAGCCTTGGCGATCCGCTTTAATTCAGGAAAGTCCCACCGCCCGCGTTTGACGCCCAGCAAAATCAGATTCGGGCCCGAATCAGCATTCGGAGTGAACACACCCCACGTTGTGATGACAGAGTAATCAGCAGACTCCTTCTTGGAATACGCCGTGTCATAGCTCTGGATGATGTACTCGCACGACGGCGGCTCATCATACTGCCACTTCCTCCACCACTCGCGCTTCAAAATCGCGCCTTCAGAGTTCGTCGGCTGCTGCTGCCACTGAGCATTCCACTTGGGCAAACCAATGGAGAACTTGACCTTCTCCAACTCTTCGATCTTCCAGTACCCCGGCCAAAGGGGCTTGCCCGACGGCAGAATTGCCGGGAACTCCAGCACCTCCCACTGATCAGCCTTGATATTGCTCTGCATCTTGAGCAAGCGGCCCGATACGTCGTCCGTCTTCCAGCGTGTATTGATCAGTATGATCGCTCCGCCCGGTTGCAATCGCTGACGAGGACCCGACTCGTACCAATCCCATGTGTTCTGCATCGCAGTGTCCGAGATCGCATCCTGCTCGTCCAAAATGTCATCCAACACGATCACATCACCACCCCGGCCGGTCATCGCACCGCCCTTACCAATAAAAAACGCTTCCCCACCCTTGTTCGTGTTCCACCGGCCAGCAGCCTTGGAGTCCGCCGACAAAGCAACCTGCGGAAACAACTCCTTGTACTTCTCGTCATCCACCAGATTCCGGATCATCCGGCCAAAGCGCTGTGCGAGTTCAGCAGTGTGCGACCCGACAATGAGCTTGGACTGCGGCAAACGGCCCATCAGATACGCCGGGAACAGATAACTGCCCAGCTGTGACTTGCCATGGCGCGGGGGCATCGCAATCATCAGGCGCTTGCACTTTCCAGCAATGACCCGATCAAACGCTTCAGCAATCTTCTTGTGATGCTCACCAACCAGCATCTCAGGCCACACGTATTGACTGAAGTTCAGGAAGTTATTCTGCGCTTTTTCCTGAGCTTCAATAGTCTTCAGGCGCAGTTCAAGGCGCAAGAGTTCCGCTTCGTGGTCAGGGGCTGATGGATGCATAGCATGGGGCGTGGGCCGAGGACCACGGTTTTGGAAAAATTTAGTATACCCCCGGGTGTGCCTTTTGTTTTGATAGGGGGTGGGTTAGGGTTTACCCTTTAATGGGGTCTATGTTCTGTGGGGCTGGTGTTAGGCCTAAAACAGGGAGAAGGCCGCGGCTAAAAGATGTGGGTGTAAAAGTGGCCCTACCGGCCTACCGGTAGGGCCCTGCCCCATAGGGCTGGGCTACCAGTAGTGGCCCAGTGATAGCCCTTAGCTGCTTGACTTTTCTTTTTCTTTTTGGGCTTGGTAGGCTTTGCGGCCTGTCTCTACTTTGTCCATTACTTCCTGTTTCGTGGATAACACCACGTCACGGATACGGACTTCAACTCCATCGCCTGCATAGAATCCATAGTCGGAATCAGTGTAGGTCCACTCTGAGTGGATAGAGTGCAGAGATACCAGCAGGCCGCAGACAGCCTGAAGTTCTTTCGCTGACATATCAGCGGGAATCAGGAACTGAGTGCTGCCGTTGATGCAGAGTACGCGGGAGGTTTTCATCTCTATTCTTTCTAGGTTAAGCACTGGCCGGGCTGGCCAGTGCTTGTATTTTACTCTGACTTACTCGACTACTGCAAGATCTTTCTTGAGTTTCTCGAGTATCTCTTGCGCTGCGGCCAGCACCACGGGCCGCGTGCCGGTAAGTGCCATTTCGTCTTTCAGTATTGCGTAGCATGAGCGGCCGCGGCTGATGGACATGCCGCGCATCTCGAGTTTCAGGCCTGATATCAGAGTTGCTATGCGGAACGCATGGATCTGTTTCGGGGTTGTGAGCATTGTCATTCTCTATCCTTTCTGAGTTGCACTGGCCGGCCGGCCAGTGCTTGTATTTTACTCTGGATTATTCGTCTTCGTCAACAATAGATTCTTCGACATAGTGACTGTGTATCTCATGCCAATTTACCTCACTGATGAATGACATGGCATAGTCTACGACAAGCCCTTTGTGTACATCAGCTGTCAATAAGTCGCGGACAAACTCTTCCATATCTTCGGGCGTGTATCGGTCCCAGTTTCCGCCATCGAACACCTCGAGGTTGACGCGCCATGTCGGGTAGTTGGTCCATCCGTTATAGCCGCTCATGCTGGCACCTCTTCCATGGTGCGGATGATGGTATTGAGCACAACAAAAACTGCGGTATAAACTGCCGCGCCGTTATCACTGCCCGCGGCCAGCTGGCCGACATACTCGAGGGCCTCGTCAAGTGTGGCACGGTCCGCGAACAGGGGTGAACCGTAGCGTTTCAATTCTTCGTGGGTCATTGCTCTATTCTTTCTAAGTGTCTGGCAGGACTACCCTGCCAGTGCTTGTATTATCTCGCGGACCATGGTCCGCGGCCAATGAATTGTTTCTATCGGGGCTTGGTCCCCGATAGCTTAAGCTGGGCGGCTTCCTTTGTGGGGAACTTCCCGCCGATAGGGGCATTGTGCGGGCCGCGCACAATGAACCAGCCAGCCAGCAGCCGGTTGTAAATAATGCGGGCGGTCATAGCATCCCCTTGAGTTCGGCCTTGATCCGGCGGGCGTCATCCCCGCGCCACGTGCCGGCATTGGCCAGAAAGTAAGCCACGATTGAACGGGCGTCATCTTCACCGTATCGGCTGCTCATGCTGTCCATTGTGGCCATGGCCTGCAAGTACGGGCGCGCTCCAAAATACACTTTGGGCCACGTGGCCCGAATGTCGCGGGCAATGAACGACAGCATCCGCGGGCCGCGGTCCACGGCATCCGGTGCAAAGGCCGCAGCCGTGGACATTTTGAAACTGTCGGCAAGATCCTGCCCGCCGTTCTTCCCGATCCATCCGCGGCCGTCAAGCCCCAACGGGCCGCGGTCAATAGTGATGACGTTCTCGCCCCAGACAAGCTCAATCGATTCATGGCCCGCGGCCAGTGCCTTACGAATAGCGGCCAGCAAAACCGGCTTGCTGGGCTTGTTTGTGTATTCGATGATCATGCTGTCACCTCTGTATTCAGCTGGGCCATGATGCCATCATATTGCCCCCGTTGCCCGCTATCCAGTGCCCCAAGCGTAGTAAAGGGGCTACTCCCCTTTCCCCAGCGCTTCACGACGGACCAGCCCGCGCCAATGACATAGACACCATTGTCGAAGTTGTCACAATCCAGTTGTTTTAATTGGCCTATGCCAACGCCAGTGTCAGACATGGTCCCCATAAACTCACAAATTAAGCCGCAAAGCCGCGCCATAGCATAGGATTTGTCACCCGCCGGATCCCGATATCGGCGGGCTTTGGCCGTATCCAAAAATGCAAGCACTGATTCAAGGCCTCCATTCCAATGAACGTAAATGCCCACGCCAGTGGTTTTTGACGCGGAAGCGGTAATAACTGCACGGTTTCCCATTTCTCTATCCTTTCTAATCCGGCCAAAATCAGCCAGACCTCAAATATACCCCCGCCACGGGCCGCGGGCCAATCGTATTTTTCTATCAAAAACCCGCCGCCGATAGCCGGCCGCGGGCCATGTTTCACGTGAAACAGGGCCATAAATCATGGCCCGCGGACCTAAGTTAGTGAGCGCTCACTTACATCCACGGCCCTAAGTTAGTGAGCGCTCACTTACGCCGCGGCGCACTAAACACGCGCCGCGGACCACGCGCCACGTGCAGCACGGCATGCGTCAGGGACCACGGGGCAAGTTTACAGGCCGGTTTAACCGAATTCAAAGGGCAGGAAAAACGAGAGTTTCACGAATGAAAACCCCCGCTTTTTCCTGACTAGTTAATCATTAGGGTCAAAAATAGACACAATCCACCATAAAAGAACGAAGATTACCAGCGCAAATATCAGCATTGGACCCTCTCCAGACCGATATCGCCGGCCACGTGGTGGCGAAGCATGGACCCAAAGGGCAGCGCCTTTGCAAAATCACGCACGGCCTGAGCATCATTCGCTTTGCCTTTTGTTTTTGTCCCGTGCCACTGAATTGCTGTCGGGCCGCTTGCCGCATAGCAGCCGCCGCCGGTCTCGCTTCCGACTCTCTTTTTGCCGGTCCCATGGGCCACAAACACGATTACAAAATTGCGTTCACCGCGGGCACAAAGGGGGGATCCATCACCACAGCGCTGGCAAGTGAAATCAGCGGATAGATCCGCGGGGCAGCGGGCAAACTGTATCCCGTCTACTTTCTTAGGCCAGCTGTCGGCAGTGTCCAAAGGTGCAGCGAATACCGCCGGCCGGCCGGCACGCATAGCCGCTACTGCTTCCGCTTCATTGTCACAGCTGGCATTGATAACAGTCTTGCCGGCAGCCGGCAGGCCCAACGCAGTGTATGGAAAGTGAGAGTAAGTCCAAGCCTTACCACCACGGGGCACGGCATCCGTTACCGCTTGCATATATTCAGAGTCCAGCTGATCCGTGCCGGTCTCACTTTTCGGATGCAAAGCGCAAGACTTAGGGCACGTGCCATAGGTCTCATGTTCACCGCTACGGTATGTAACCGCTATTGGGCCGGTCTTGCTATTGCTGGAAATTGCAACTGTTCTGATCATGGCGCTATTCTTTCTAGTGGATTAATCGGTAACTGACAGCGCTATCTTATACCGATAATCGCCGCCGTCTCATTGATTCTCGCTATTGAAATTCAGGGATAGATAGCTCTTCCATTTCAATCAAAGCCGCTATTGCTTCGGCTTCAGTTTCACCATAACCCATGGGGTCAAGATAATCATATCCATCGCGGGTGGCGCAATAATCAGCGCCACGCCATGGAATCGGCGGGGCGTAAAAAGTCACGATAATCGGGGTCATTTTTTGGCCCCTTTGGCAAAAGCAGCGCCGGCCTGAAACATTAAATAAGCATCGGTCAGACTAGTGTAATAGCGGCCACTGTAGCAATTGTCTTCTGTACTGTAGACATACTCGCGCACCGTGGCTTCGTCCGCTTCGGCCACGCTATGCAAATAAGCGCGAATGAACGACTCATTGAATTCGGTGGTTTTCATTTTTTGGCCTTTGGTTCAAAATGCCCAAGCCACACAGCGCCGGCCACTTGCGGGGCGTAGCTTTTGATTTCGTAGGCAGAATCAGAGGGGACGGGGACAAAAAACAGGTTATAGGTGTAACCTGATTTTTCCATGAGTTTAATCAGCGCCGGCAAATCGCGGGTTTTATTGGTGGTTGCCCAATCAGCCACGCTCGAGGCGTAAAAGTGAAATTCGTTTTGCGGGTTCATCTCTCTATCCTTTCTAATCGCATCAACTCGATGCAGAACAAATATTAGCACCGATTAGCCGCCATGGCTAATTGATTTTTTCTATTACAAGTCAGGGC